CTCCTTTCAATAATTCCAGCGAACTCGGCAAGATGGAACAGACCATCAAGCAGTACGTTCAAGACCCTGGCTACGCGAAAACGATTGACCAGAAATTAGAGACCCAGTACGGCTACCAGACGAACTGGTGGAAGAACATCCCTCAAGTAAACGCGGTCATGCTCTATGCGGCGGTGAACCTGGACCCTTCCACCACTGACGCCGCCGCGACCAACCAGTTCCAGTCCATGCTGGCCCAGACGAACTGGTGGAAAACCACCACTTCAAACGGAAGATACTGGGACGAGGCGTACGGGACGAACGGATCACCGGGAACCGACCCGGCCCAAGCCAATCAAGCCCTCCAGAACGCTCAGGAAAAGGTCCTCGCTGACGCCAACCAAATCGGCGTAACGCTTTCTAAGACGCAGTTGGACGCCATCGCTTTGGCCTACGCCAAGAACAACTACGTTGCTTCGGGGAGTTTCGGTACGGCTTCGGGCACGGCGGCAGAGTGGCTGGACCAAGCGATTGTCGATACTTTAGAAAACATCCAGGGCCAGAACACCGGCAAGATTCCCACCGACTTTTCTACCCTGGCTCCTGGCCAGAATGATTTCACCACCATGGCCACTCCCACAGGGACGAGTGCCCCTACCGGACTTACCGGAATCGCGGGTCAGTTGTACTCCGCCTTCCAGAACATCGCTCAGCAGTACCTGATGTATAACCCCACTAATCCACAGGGAAGTCTCCTAACGAATAAGAGCCTGATGGACCAGGTGGAATCGACCTTGCAGAACTACACCGGCTCAGGTTCGTCCTTCGGCTCATCGAACCTCATAACCGGTGCGGAAGCGAGTTTCACCCAGACCATGATGCAACAGGCCGAGCAGATGTACCCCAGTCTCGCTGCCTCAATCCAAGCCGGAGTCTCCCCTCAAGCCTACGTCCAGCCCTACGCCTCGGCTATTGGAAGCACCCTTGGCATAGACCCCGCGAGTATCAATTTCACTACTCCTCAGTGGAACTGGGTCATCGCTACCCCTAACGCCCAAGGGGTAAAGACCGCCCTTACGCTGGACCAGGTGCAGCAAAAGCTGGTGACGATGCCACAGTTCGACAATTCAAATAATGCGGCAAACATGGCCACCGACGTGACTACTTCGTTGAATAAAAGTTTCGGGTTTGGGTCTAGCTGATGACGATGCTTGACGCCACCCAGGCCGAGGGACAACAGATTCAGCAAAAGCAAGCGGCCGCTACTGCTGCTGCGGCGCCTCCGGCGGCTCCTGTCGCTCCCGCGCCCACCGTAGTTTCAACCTCCACTGGCCCCGACGGCACCATCACCGAGATTATGTCGAACGGCACGTCGCAAATTGTTCCAGGGACCACGGGTTCGGTGTACCAGGCCACTGGCCAATCGGCTACTTCCAGCGTTGACGCCTGGGCTACCTCGGTAGGTTTGGGTTCATTGTCGGGTTGGATAAACAGCCAAATCACGACCTACGCCGGGCAAGGCATGAACGCCTCGGACATTGCCTCGACCATTGCCTCGACTATCAACACCGCTCCAGGCTTCGACGCCATACTTCCTGGCTATAACCAACGTATAGCGAACGGCTACACCAACACCGACGCCAATACTGGAGCCGGGATTGCTGGTTACATGGCTTACGTCCAGCAACTCCAAGCCATGGCGGAGACGGCCGGGCTCGTTCCGGGGACCTTAACGGCGACGGACATTGGCAATGCCTGGGCCGGGGATGTATCTACTTCTGAGATGAGTGACCGAATCACTACGGAATACACCAACGCGATAAACGCCCAGCCCCAGATTCAGGCTGAATTACAGAACTACGGCTATACCCAAGGGCTTTCCACCGGCCAACTGGCTTCCTACTACTTGAACCCAGCCAACACGATTAACACGTTGCAGCAACAGTTCAACTCCGCGGTGGCCGGGGGCGAGGGCGTGACGACGGGATTTGGGGAAATCGGACAATCCCAGGCGTACGCCCTGCAAGCCTTCCTCTCTAACTCGGGACAGAACCAGTTGTCTCCCGAGCAGGCCGCCAACTTCTTCTCGTCCTCTCCGGGTTCAGGTCTCGCGAGTTTGGGCGTCATGGCTGCCTCGGGTTTTGAGCAGGCGCAACTTGGAACCGCGGCCAATGGTCCTGGCGTTGTGAGCCAGCAACAACTCTTAGCCGCTGGTGAAGGTAACGCTCAAGCCCTACAAGCGACGCAACGCGCCGCGCAGACTCGCGCTGCTCCGTCAGAAGGCGGCGGCGGATTCGCCTCCGATCAAGGCGGCGTAGCGGGCGCGGGCTTCGGCAGTTCGTAGGGTGCTTGACAACGTGGGAATTACATGCTTGTATTTCCTTAGCAGAATGTTGCCCTCGGAGTCATAGTTTGACCTGAGGTGTGCGCTGCATCCCGGCTTGATACACCATGCCAAATCAAGTTCGTGTGATTCATGTATGTGAAGCCAAGTTCGGCAATCCCGCGTCGTTTCTCCGACGATGGCGCGTACCCAAAGGAGAATTGAAATGCAAGACGAAGAGCAAGACCAACTATCACCCGAGGAAGAGCAGTTGTCGCCTTCAATCCAGGCTCAACTGCGACAAGGCCGAAAGGCCGCTCGTGACTTGGCGGCAGCCAATTCTGCGAAAGCGCAGATGGAACTCCAGGTAGCAATCGAGCGGGCCGGAGTCCCTAACCACCCCGCAAGAGATGTTGTCTTTAAGGACTACGACGGTCCCATGGACGCCGAGAACATCAAGGCGTACGCCGAAAAGTTCGGCATCGTTGCAGTCCCAGAGCCGGTTTCCAACGCTCCCACGGAGCAGGAGATCAACGCACAAAGGCAGATTCTTAATGCAGGAGGCGGAGCGCCAGCCCAGAGCGGTGATATTGACCTCGCAGTTGCCCTACGAAACGCCAAATCTCAACGTGAGGTCATGGCCATAGTGGAGCAAGTGGCGGGACAGGCGGGTTTTCACAACCGGGATGGTCTAATCGGAGTGATGCCCGAACCGATTTGATGGGCTAGGAGGCCCTTAACACATGGCATATACCACCACCGGGACAGTTGACTACGTGCAGACTGCGTACGACATGCTGGCCTACTACGCCCTTAGGCCGGAGTTGTACTTCGACCAGGTGGCCGATATCAAACCCACCAACCAGTCCATGGCCGGTTCCAGCGTGGTGTTCAACATCCAGAATGACCTGGCTCTGGCCACGACTTCCTTGAACGAGAGCACCGATATCACGCCGGTAGCCCTCACTTCAAGCCAAGTCACCCTGACTTTGGCTGAGTATGGTGGTGGTACCATCACCACGGCTGACGTGCGAGCACAGTCCTTCGTCTCAATCGACGAGGTACAAGCCAACGCCGTTGGATACTGGGCCGGTCGAACCGTGGATGAGATCGCCAAGATTCAGCTTCAGGGTGGTTCCAACGTGAACTACTCCGCTGGTCCTGGCGTCACTGCCGGTACTGCGGGCCAGCCTCCAACTGCGAGGAACCAGATTACCCCCTTGGACACGTTCCGCGCCTACGACGTTCGTTACAACGTGGCGGCCCTGAAGCGCAACAACGTCCCTGGTTACGGCGGGTACTACCTCGCCTTCGTGCACCCCGACGTGTCCTTCGACCTCTGGCAGGAGTCGGGCAACCAGGCCCTCATCGCCCCGCACATCTACTCGGCTCCCGAGGAAGTGTTCCGTGGAGAGATCGGCGCCTTCGCTGGTGCGAGGTTCATCGAGACGCCGACGGCTCCGCTGTTCGCGGACGCTGGTTCCTCAACCACCGACACCGACGTGTACGGAACCCTGTTCATTGGCCGTCAAGCCTTGGCCAAGGTGTGGGCGATGAAGGACGGCAATGGTCCTCACCCGGTCATCGTCATGGGTCCGATCACTGACTACCTGCGTCGATTCCAGCCTCTCGGATTTCGTTGGATGGGCGCCTATGGTGTGTTCCGTTCGGCTTCCATCTGGCGCCAAGAGAGCGCGTCGAGCATCGGTCAGAACACCACGGCCGGAGTTGACACCCCGACGGAAGACCTCTAAAAAAAGTCATAGCGGGGAGGCACCTGACACCTCCCCGCTTACGACGAAGGAGATTTATGGCTGAAAAATGTGCCAACTGTGGGCGAGCAGATTTGCTCATGGCTGACGTGGCCAATTATCAGTGTCTCGCCTGCGGGGCTCTGACTAGCATGGAGACCGGCCAGGTCGTCACGCCGGTCGCCCAGAATGCGGAACTTTCAAACATGGGTTTCCCGGTTACTGAAATGAGCAAGGACGTTCAAGAAGCCGAACCTAATGACTTCAATCGTCGCGACCGTCCTGGCGATGAAGACCGGCCTACCCCGGCTTTCACCGGCACCACCGGAACCTTCGATGTTTCGGGAGAAACGGGAGACACCTTAGTTCAGGAAGTTTCTGACGATGAGGGTTCGCATCTCGTGACATTGACGCCTGAAGCGGTCCACGCCATTGATACAGTTGACGATCCGGAATCGGCCCCTTTCTTTAAGGACGAGGGCGCCCCTTTCACCAGGAAGCTGACTCCGGAACAGATTGAAGCTATTCAACGTATTGCCTACCCGGATGGAGCTACTGATGGCTGATGAAGCGGACGTAACACTCAATACCGAGACGACGGGTTCACGACTACCCGCTGAAGTCCCGTGGTCTGGCGCACAATCAGGTCTGGGCTTAAAGCCTGACCTTGAAGCGATAGCTGGTGAAGAGGAAGCTGCGTTGCCTCCCCGTCCGGTAAGGGCACTAGCCAACGACGCAGCATTCGACCACGGCATTATCGCCGAAGGTAGGATGGATGGAGAAGTCAACCCAGTGAGGACAATCCCATGGCTATAGATATGCAGGGTGCAAGACAAGTAGGCGTCAGCCCTTTGTCACCAATGGACGTTGAAGGTTCCAGGGGTCAAGATGGGTACGGCGTGAACCTCCCTGAGACTGGCGCAAGCAACCCCGGGCCTACCGACAACCTGCGGGGGATTGAGCCCAACACTTCAATCGACGCCCCCAGCCAATTTGGAGAGCCGGAGATTTACCAGACCTTCGGGAGTGAAGTTCCTAGGGGTGAAGTCTGGCACGCTCCTCAGGACCAACTGGGCGACGTGGACGGCGATGCTCCCGACGGTTGGCAGGTCGCGCAGCGCACCGCGCATGACGTAGTGCCCGACTGGCCCCAGGTGGGAAGTTTCACCAAGTTTGGTGAGCATTACCCGGCAAACGGTGACCAAGACGGTGACGGCGACAGCGGAGCCGACACAGATCACGACGGTATGTGATGGCGGGCCCACCCAGTGCAGCGAAAGACCCCGAATCTGGAGGAGCGGACCAAGGGCCCTACACCCCTACGGCCGGAGACTCCAGTACCTACGCCGATACTGACCGTTTTGGCTCTACGCAAAAGGGTGACGTATCCCAGATAATGATCCCTCAGAACAAAGTTTCAGACCCCGTGTGGGGAGTAAATGCTCCCGCGGGGGGGATACATCCACCACTACCACCGGAGATTCCGGTAACCGAAGGAGATTGAACGATGGCCAGTGAAGATCAGGCAGTTGGGTCAGGGGCAGGTTCCACCTTTCCTCAGACCTTAGACGTACTCAACAGGGCGTACGACCCGAACATCGGTCCCGCCGTCATGGCCATGCAGGCGTTCTACGGGGGTTACACCGGACCAGCGTCGCTGACCAATGTCACGGCCCAGTCCTTCCCCGACGAGTTAGCAACGTCGTCCTTGACGGCCACCGCAGGCACGGTCTTTGCTTCAATAATGACGTTGCCAGCCGGGTTGATTCTTAACAACGTCAACCTGATAAACGCCGTCACGGCGACCTCAACACCCACTCACCAATGGGCCGGGATTGCCACGGTTGCTACGACCTCCAAGGTCTTGGCTGTGACCGCGGACACGACGACGGCTGTTGTTTCTGCTGACACGGTGCAGACCTTTGCCTTCGCGACGCCCTACACCATCCTCACGAGCGGGCAGTATTACATCTTCTTCTGCATCGCGGGGACGACGGGACCAACCTTCGCCGCTGCGGTCACGCAAGGAAGCCACGGACGAGGCAACGTCGCGCCGTTTGCTACTGGCCCCTGTGCCACGGGCCAGACGACCGTCTTGGCCGTGGCCTCTACGTTCACTCAGCCCACGGTGATTGCCGCTGCGCCACTCATCTATCTGAACTGAGACCTCATGGCAGAGCCGTTCTACCGAGTTGGAGAACTGCGAGGTCCATTTCCAGTGGTCTCGGTTGAG